TCAAACGAAGTGACATTGTTTTTGTTTTAGGCAATGGAACTAGCCGAAAACCAGTTAAACCAGAAGAATTAAGAGCCCACGGAACGATATATGGTTGTAATGCCTTGTTCCGCGAGTTTATTCCCGACTATCTTATAGCAGTTGATACTAAAATGATTAGAGAGATATCAACTGCTGGCTATCAGCACCAACATCCTGTTTGGACAAATCCTAACAAATATACTAGATCTGTTGAAAAATTAAACCTTTTTAATCCAAATTTAGGATGGAGTAGTGGTCCAACTGCACTTAACTTTGCAAGCAATCAGTTCCCTAAAGAGGTGTATATACTAGGCTTTGACTATCAAGGAATTGGCAGAAAACACGAATTAGTAAACAATTTGTATGCTGGTACTGACAACTACAAAAAGCTACATGATAGAGCAACATACTTTGGAAACTGGGAAAGACAAACATCTACAGTAATTCAAAAAAATCCTAGAATTAGATATATAAGAGTAGTTGAAGTTGAACCGTACTTTGTACCAAATTCATTAGAAGGACATGATAATCTTAGACATATTACTGTAGAAAAGTTTAAACAAAAGTTCAAATTATCATAAAAATTATAAAATGGGCCGTTTTGAGCCCATTTTCAGCGTATATTTTTCAAAAAGTGTAAATATAATAGACAGCCTTGACAATGAAGGAGAACGACATGACTGATCAAACAAAATTCGAGGAAATGCTCGAAAAATTAGTAAACGAGGATCGTGAAGGTGCAGAAGCACTATTCCACGAAATCGTTGTAGAAAAATCAAGAGAGATTTATACAAACATTTTAGACGAAGCTGACGAGGAAGTTGAAGAAACAACTGACGAAGAAGTAGATGAGTCCGACGACGAAGATCTAGATGAAACAACTGATGAAGAAGTAGACGAAGCTGCTGATGAAGAAGTTGAAGAATCAGACGACGAAGACCTAGACGAAATGTTTGGCCTTAACGAACCAGAAATGGAAGCAGAGCCAGATCCAGCAATGGACATGATGGGCGATATGGAACCAGAAATGGGCGGTGACGAAGAAGGCGACGACGAAGAAGGCGAAGCTGACGGACCAGAAGCTGCAATGGATAACCTAGAAGATGCACTTGAAGAGCTTAAAGCAGCATTTGCTGATATGATGGGCGACGAAGAGCCAGGTGACGAAGAGCCAGAAGAAGAAGCAATGGCATTCGAAGCTGACGAAGAAGTAGAAGAAGCTGCTGACGAAGAAGTAGAAGAAGCTGCTGACGAAGAAGTTGAAGAAACAACTGATGAAGAAGTTGAAGAAGCAAGAACAACTCCAAAATCAGCATCAGAAACAATGCGTGAATACGTAGAAAAAATTGCAGATCCATCAAACCAAGAAGGCGCAGACAACAAAAAATCAACAGTTGCTGGCAAGAATGACATGGGCGGAACAGCATCAAATATGAATCAAGGCCAAGATGGTAATCATCCAGAAGCCGGTGCAGGTTCAACTGTACAAGGTTCAGCACTAAGTGATACAAGTGCAAAAGAAGATAACGCAGGGAATGTAAACGTTCCAGGCGGTAAGGCTTCAAAATCAATGAAGTCGCAACCTGGCCACGGCGCTGAGAAAAAGGGCAAGCCAGAGAACGCTGCTAATAAAAAGTCAATGACTGGCAGCTAAGATAGGACTGAAGATGTTAAACTTAACTGAAACATTATCCTTCGACCAAGCTAGAATGGTCGTTGAGTCTGCTGATAACGCTTCGGGTGGAAAGGACCTTCATATGAAGGGAATTTTCATTCAAGGTGGTGTTAAAAACGCTAACCAGCGTGTTTATCCGGTAGAAGAAATTGGCAGGGCTGTCACCACGCTCAATGAGCAGATAGCTGAAGGATATTCGGTTTGTGGTGAAGTAGATCATCCAGAAGGACTTAATATTAACTTAGACCGAGTGAGTCATCTAATCACAGATATGTGGATGGACGGAGCAAACGGTTTTGGTAAATTAAAAATACTACCAACACCAATGGGAAACCTAGTTAAAACAATGCTTGAAAGCGGAGTTAAACTAGGAGTTTCATCTAGAGGTAGCGGAGAAGTTGACGGCTCAGGCAATGTCAATGGATTTGAAATAATCACCGTGGACGTTGTGGCTCAGCCCAGCGCCCCCGGTGCATATCCTACACCAATTTACGAGCATTTAATGAACGAAAGAGGCGGGTATAAGGCATTTTTAACTTCGAAAGAAGTAACAGGCGACCCAAAGGCACAAAAATATATTGCAGAGAGCTTATTAAACATAATAAGCAGGCTCCAATAAAGGAGAAATTAATGGAAGCACTTAAATCCCTATTAGAGAGCGATGCAATTTCAGAAGCAATGAAAACAGAAATTGAAGAAGCATGGAACAAAAAGATCGATGAAAATCGTCTTTCCGTTACTTCTGAACTTCGTGAAGAGTTTGCAACAAAATATGAGCACGATAAAGGTGTTATGATTGAAGCAATCGATTCTTTGATGACTGAAAAGTTAGCAGAGGAAATGAAGGAGTTTGCCGAAGACCGTAAACAACTAGCTGAACAAAAAGCTAAGTATGCGGTAGCAATGAAAGAAAATGCAAATCTTATGAGTAGATTTGTATCGGAAACATTGGTAAAAGAAGTAAACGAATTACACGAAGACCAGAAAGCAATGGCTAATAAGTTCACTGTGCTTGAAGAATTTGTTGTCGAACAACTAGCTAAAGAAATTGCAGAGTTTGATGAGGACAAAAAAGATCTTGCTGAAACAAAAGTACGTCTAGTACGTGAAGGCAAAGCTCACTTCGAAAAGGTCCGTAAAGACTTTATCGAAAGAAGTGCAAATGCAATATCTGAAACTGTTGACCGCGGCTTACGCAGCGAAATCAAACAGTTAAAAGAAGATATTGACTCAGCACGTAAAAACGATTTTGGTCGTAAAATATTTGAAGCATTTGCTAACGAATATATGGGTTCACACCTAAATGAAAGATCAGAAACTAAAAAACTACTTAAAGTTGTAGACACTAAAAATCAACAAGTTGTAGAAGCAAAAGAACTAGCACTAAAAGCTAAAGCAATTGCAGAAGCAAAAGACGCACAAGTAAAGCGTTTAGTTGAGTCTAATCAGCGTAAAGAAGTATTAAACGAACTTACTGGACCACTTAACACGGCCCAGAAAGAAATCATGGCAGATTTACTGGAATCAGTTCAAACAGCTAAACTACGTTCAGCGTTTAACAAGTATCTACCGTCAGTTATTGACAGTAAAGCTCCAGCGAAGCAGAAGGCAACACTTAAAGAAGGCAAAGAAATTACAGGCAACAAAACAAACAGTTCTATCGAGTCAAGCGAATCAACACACAATGTAGTTGATATCAAACGCTTGGCCGGATTATAAGGAGATAAATATGTCAGAACTACTAACAGGTCGCTGGCAGGAGACAAAAGGTGCCTTAGTCGAAGGCCTTACAGGCAACAAAAAAGCAGTTATGGAAACAACTCTTGAAAATACTCGCAAGTATTTGTCAGAATCCGCAACTGCAGGTGCAACTTCTGCTGGTAACGTAGCAACCCTAAACCGTGTGATCCTTCCAGTGATCAGACGTGTTATGCCAACCGTTATCGCTAACGAACTAGTCGGCGTACAGCCAATGACTGGTCCAGTTGGTCAAATTCATACACTACGTGTACGTTATGCTGATGCTTTCAATAGTTCAAGCGGAACAGACACAGCAGCTGGTGATGAAGCTCTAAGCCCATTCAAAATTGCTGAAGGTTATTCCGGTGCAACTGACGATAAGGCAGCAGCAACAAGCGCATTAGAAGGCGCAGCTGGTAACAGACTAAGCATTCAGATCTTGAAACAGACTGTTGAAGCGAAGTCACGTAAGCTATCAGCACGTTGGACATTTGAAGCGGCACAAGACGCTCAAAGCCAGCACGGTATCGACGTAGAAGCAGAAATCATGGCAGCACTTGCTCAAGAGATTACTGCAGAAATCGACCAAGAAGTTATTGCAAGTCTAAACTCATTAGCGGGTTCAGCAGCAGAAACTTACAACCAAGCAGCAGTAAGTGGTACAGCTACTTTTGTTGGTGACGAACATGCAGCTCTTGCAGTTCAAATCAACAAAGTGTCAAACTTAATTGCACAGCGTACACGCAGAGGCGCAGGTAACTGGGCTGTTGTTTCACCAACTGTATTAACAATTCTACAGTCGGCAACAACATCAGCATTTGCACGTACAACTGAAGGTTCTTTTGAAGCACCTACAAACACTAAAATGGTTGGTACACTAAACAACGCAATGAAGATTTATGTAAACACATATGCTTCAAGTGACGATGTTCTAGTTGGTTACAAAGGTACTAGTGAATCAGATGCAGCGGCATTCTATTGCCCATACATCCCACTAATGTCTTCAGGTGTTGTCCTAGATCCGGGCACATTTGAGCCAGTAGTATCATTTATGACACGCTACGGTTATGTAGAACTAAGCAACACTGCTTCGTCTCTAGGTAACGCAGCTGACTACCTAAGTAAAGTTGGCGTAACAACCGGCAACCTAAGCTTCAGTTAAGTTTAAGTCAAATACTAATGGAAAAGGCCCTACGGGGCCTTTTTTATTGAGTAAATATACTATAGGAGAGTATAATGAAAACTGGTCAAATATTTAAATATACAGGAAGTAATGCTATTGTTAGACCTGATGAATTTGGACAAACTCGGAGAGATGTAGTTGTTCAAAATGGTCGTAAAGAATACGCAATTGGAGACAGAATAAAATATTATGTTGTAGAAAAGAACGGAAGATCTTTTGCAGTAGATATTGAACCAAATGAGTAAACACCCATTTTATTAAAATGGATAAATACTTTTGTCAGAGGAATAGAGAACCTTGATAAGGACTTATGCGGTCCCACCGCGTAGACCTAGAACGTCAACATAAGGAGAAAACAATGGGACGTCCAATTAATAAAGATTTGATAGGGTTTGGAACAGGCCGTATCGCAGCAACACGCCACTTTTTTACAGGTAGTTCAGAAGGAACAACAGCAGCACATATTGTTTCACAAAGATCAACAAATAAATTTTTAGTAAGATTAGATTCAGACGCAGGAGATGCTGCAACAGGTGAAGTAATGACACTAGTCAACAAAGCCAATGGCGCACTAGTAGCAGGCGAATTTAGAATTGATGCAATTCTAGAAGATTCTACAACTGTACAAGTTACCAAACTGCGTAATAGAACAATTCAGTACGAAGGCGGAACATCTAACGTAGCAAACGTTCGTTGGGCAGCAGGTGTACATCCAGCAGCAGGTGATGCTGGTGCAAACGTAGACGCCCAATAATTTTAGGGAGTCTTTAAATGTCTAGTGCCAAAATACTTGAACACAGTGTAGATCTATATAAAGTCACAGTTAATCCTGGTGGCACAGTAGAATTCAATGCTGGAGATGGGTTGTCTCCAGCAACTACAGGCACGTTCAACTTTTACGGCGATCTCAATGTTGTAGGTAGTCAAACAACCATTAATACATCAGAACTTGCTGTTACCGATAAAACAATTACCATAAACAACGGTGAAACTGGCAACGGAGTTTCAACAGGACCTGATGGAACCGAAACAGCTGGAATAATTGTAGATAGAGGAAACTTTCCTGATGCTAAATTGTTGTACGATGAAGACCTTGATTGGTATGATTCACGCAGCGGTGGAATTATTGGCGATAAAGGTGCATGGGTATTTAAAGATCAGAACAACGAAACAATAGGTGTTTTTACAAATTTTGTTGGAACATTTGGAAGCGACGATTTAGTTTTACTAGGTGAAGGAACTAATGTTGTAACCGTAACTGGCACAGTTAGTTACGAAGAACAACTTTGGCCTTATGTTAATGGTGTAATTCAACCAAACGTAAACTTGCCTGATAGACTTAGTGCGCCAACAGATGACGACCACATACCAAACGTAAAAGCTGTTAAAGATTATGTTAAAGCGTATAACACATACAACTTTACTGACACAATCGAAAGCGGTGATACAACTGTAAGTGTAGCCGATCAAGATGAAACAAGTAGTGCAAGTTTAGCTCTTATCACAGTTGATAGCAGCGAAGTAGCACGTTTTTATCAAGCAAGTATTGAATTACTTGAAGTCGGTATAACAACTAACACAATTTCAACTATAAACCAAAACTCAAATCTTAAAGTGCAAGGTTCTGGAACAGGAAGTGTAGAGTTTGGAACTCCAGCATTATTTCCTATTACAACAGATCCTGATGCACCAACTGATGGGGTTAAGATTTATGGTAAAGCAGAAGCTGACGGAGGAACTGGTATATTTTTTATTAATCAAAACTCAACCACAGATGAAATCATCAGTAGAAACAAAGCACTATTGTATAGTATAATTTTTTAAAGGAAAACAAAATGGCCATTGCAAGTAATCTAATATTAGCAACAGACACAACGATACTGTTAGTGCCGGCACAAAAAAAATATGCAATTACTACAATTGTTGTTTGCAACTATGCAACAACAACCGATGCTTCGTTTGGAAGTAGTTTTGATATGCACGTTATACCAAGCGGTGAATCAAAAACTAATGCAAACAAAGTTTTAAATACGATTGCAATGCCAGCACAAGAAACATTTTCGTTTAATACTGAACGTCTAATCTTAGAAGAAGGGGACAGTGTTGTTTTAAATAGTCCCGACTCAAATCGTTTGAGTGCAACAATTAGTTATTTGGAAGTTTAAATGGAATATATTAAGAAGCAGTCGATATACTCAAGAAAAATTGACAACAATGAACTTATTATTAACAATGACGGTACTATCGAACTTACTCCACAAGCAGGAGCAGTTAAAGTTGCCGGTAACTTAGAAGTTACTGGAAGTAGTAGTGGTCCGACAAACGATTTAGTTTATTATGTTTCTTTAGAAGGCGATGACGCAAATGACGGACTTGGTGCCGGCGCATCAAGAGCAAAGCGTACTATTAAGTCGGCAGTAGATGATGCTCCAGCAGGCTCAACAATTAAAGTTGCACCAGGAGAGTTCTACGAAAACAATCCAATCACATTAAAAGAACGCATGACAGTGCGTGGTGATAGTTTGCGTAACGTACTTGTTTTTCCAAATAATCCAACACTAGACTTATTCTTAATGGATAATGCTTGTTATCTATTCCAGATGACATTTAGAGGACTACGTGATCCAGGTTGGTGTGCAAGAATTAGAGAAGGTGCTCTAGTTACTACATCACCATATGTACAAAACTGTACTAACATGAACGGTCCTTGGCTGAATGACGGAACAGAATTTATTCCATTCCAAACAGTACAAATTGACGGTGTACCTGCAACAGCTAGACCGATTGAAAACGATCCATCTGTTCCACTAGCAAAACGAATAAATGTCAACGGTGGTGGTAACGGTATTTTAGTCGACGGTAATGACTACGACCAACGTTCGTTAGTTTTTAGTTTTGTTGCAGATGCATTTACACAAATTGCCCAAGGTGGTATTGGTTTCCATGTTACCAACTTTGGTTATACACAGATTGTTAGTTGCTTCTCGGTGTTTACACGTATTGGTTTCTTGACAACCAAAGGCGGCTATCTTAGTATTTCGAACAGTGTTAGTGACTTTGGTACATTTGCTATTATTGCTGACGGACTATTTGATAAAGTTTATACAACTGCAAGACCATCACAAACATATACATCTAATGTAGGTAGTGTAACTGTAAATAGTACAGGTGCAGGATATACCGGTACACCTACTGTTACTTTTGATGCACCATCAACACCAGGAGGCGTAACTGCTCAAGGTTCGGCAAGTGTCGATGCGTTAAGAGGTGAAGTGACAAGTATTACAGTTGATAATCCAGGTAGCGGTTATCAATCGGCACCAACTATTACATTAACCGGCGGCGGATTTAGTAGTGCAGCAACCGCAACAGCTAACCTAATTAAAAACAAAACAATTGAAGTAAACAGTTTACGAGATGTTCCCCAAACAGGTAGTGTTATTAAGTTTGAAGGCGACTCAACTGTTTATTATGTAACTGGAAACAACATTACAACACAACCGTTTATATATGATGAAAATGTTTGTAGACGTGACGTTAGAAGAATTATTGATGCTATTATGGGCGATGTTGCTCTTGGTACTAATTACCAAAGTATTTCCGCTGGTAGAAGTTACTTACGTGCAAACAGTGCCAAAGTACTTAATCAACAATTAGCACCTACAATTTTTGGTATTGAAGCAACAAGAGATGAAATACTTGCTCTTATTCCAGATAGCGATCCTGCTAACGAACAATATAGATATGACATAATAGAAAAAACTGCAATTATTACAAACTTCATTTCAAATGAAGATAGTAGTGGTGCACCAGACGTTTTTTATGACGATACAAATGCTAGTAGTCCAGCAGCAGTAGCAGCGAAAGATTCAATACTTCTTAACAAAGACTTTATTGTTAATGAAACAATAAAATATATTGCAGAACAGTTTAGCAACTTATCGTACGATCAAGACAAGTGCGAACGTGATGTTAGAATTATTACTGAAGCAGTAGCTTATGACACTGCACTCGGAACAAACTATAATAGTGTTACTGCTGGGCTTGCTTATGCAAGAGCCAATGCAAGTGAAGTAACAACAACACAATTAACAGTTACACTTGCTGCATATAAAAATGTTAAAACACTTACACTAGCACTTAGCGATGTTGTTGCTGATGCAACTGCTACAACAAGAGTTGGAGCTGCCTGGGACGAAGTAATTGAGATTATCGAAGGCAGAGCATACAATAGCACTACATGTAGACGTGACGTAGGACAAATTGTTGATAGTGTTGCTTTTGATATAGCACTAGGTACTAATTATAACGCTGTTACAACTGGATTATCATATCAAAGAGCAAACACTGCTTATGTACTAAGTGCGCAATTCCAACAAACAATTGCCTCTTACCAGTATATGAAAACACTTGCAACTGGCACATACCTAAGTGATGCTACTGCTGAAACTAGATCAAACGCTGCCTTTGATGAAATTTTAGACATTATTCAAAATGGTGTTGTTAGCACAGATACCGCAGCAGATGCACTTACATTTAGCGACCCTGGAGTAGACAATAGTAGAGCAGCAGCTCGTGTACTACTACAACTAAACAGAGACTTTATTGCAGGTGAACTAATTACTTGGATCAATACAAATTATCCATCTCTAGTATATGATACTGCAAAATGTTCAAGAGATACAAAATATATTGTTGATGCATTATCGTTTGACATCCAATATACTGGTAACTTTGCTACACGTAGAGTAGCAACATCGTACTATGAAGGAACAGCAAGTCAGCTGCCAGAATCTCAAAGAGTAGCAACAGCAGCAGCATATGCACATTTAAAAAATAATATTGTAAGTCAAATTGTTATTGAAAACTATCCTGGACAAAATACTAATGGGTTACCAGGTAGTTCTGATGAAGTTTCGGGAATCGAGTCACTTACTTCAATAATTGAAGATGTTACACGAAACGACCGAAGTGTAAATCTTCCTAACTTAGCAAGTAAAATATCAAGTCTTGTTGGCGGAGGCAATGGAATATACGAAACATTCTTAGACAGTAACGCTCCGGGAACAAGTAGAAAATATGGCGACATTGACAACAACGGTAGTATTGCTTCTGCTGATGCAGCAGCTATTACTATATACAATGCTGGTAATTATGATCAGCTAACATATACACAATATGAATGGATAAGAGAAACTTTAATACCTGCAATTGAAAAACTTGATCGTGCAACATACAGTGACTTCTTTTATACAACATATGACTTTTTACCAGACTTAGTTGAGCCAGATATTGGCTGGGCAGATGCAGCTATTCAAACTGATGTGAATACTTGGAAAAATGCTAAAACAACTATTCAAGATACAGTTATAAAACAAATTACTATTGGTAATATTAGCAATGCTGATACTATTACATATCCCGAACCAACAAATGTTATTACTGCAAGAGCAAATGCTAAAGATCAGTTACGTGCAAATAGACAATTTATAATTGACGAAATCTCTGCATATGTAACTTCGAATAATCCTTCACTTACATACGACGATGATAAGTGTCGAAGAGATGTTGGATATATTGTTGATGCATTAACATACGACATATTGTACGAAGGCAATAGTGCAACTCGACAATCAGCCGATAGTTACTTTGTTGGAACAGTCGGACAGTTGGGTACTGTTACAGAAGAAACAACTGCAACTATTGCAGCATATACACACTTGCAAGGTGTTGTAACTGGTATCTTATTAGAAGCAGCTCTATCAAAAAGTACAGGCAATACAACAACACAAGACACAACAAACGAGCCTGCAACTGCAACTGAAGTTGCTAAAGCATCAGAATTAATTCAAATTATTATTGATGTTCTTACAGCAGGAAGCACAACTGGATTACCAACAACCAGTAGAGCAGTTACCGACTGGGCAGCAGCACCGTTGCAAACAGCATTTAGTAGTATCTTTGGACAGCAAGATAACTTTGCTGACTTAACTACTACATACATTTTAACAAACTATCCAGACTTTACATATGATAGAGCAAAATGTAAACGTGACGTAGGAATAATTCTTGATGCAGTAGTTAGAGATGCGAAACTTGCTACTAACCATAATGCTATTGTAGCAGGGCAAGCCTATTTAAGAGGTAACGCAGCAACAGTAAAAGACTCGCAATTCCCAGCAACAATCCTTGCGCTACGCGAAGCAAAACGACTATCACTAACGTATGTTACTGCAAATGCAGCAGCAGTTACAAGAATTACAGATGGATGGGATACAGTATTAACTTTCTTAGAGTTTGGTACACTACCAAGTGAAGGACAAACATATCCAGCACCTACTCCTGCAAGTCAAGAACTAATTGACGCTGCAAGACAGTTACAAGACAACAAAAGTTTCTTAGAAGAAGAAGTTATTTCATACATTAACGATCAATATTTTGTATATGATAGTGCTAAGTGCGCTAGAGATACACAACTAATACTTGATGCTGTTGTAAACGATTTGCTTCTCGGAACAAATTATAATAGTATCACAGCTGGACTATCGTATTATAGAGCAGTGAGTGCGTATGTAATTAGCGATCAAATTACACAAACTATTGCAGCTATTACGCATTTAAAATCAGAAGTTGCTACTTTACTTACAGGCGATGCAACAAGTATTTCTGCAACTAATGCAAGTTTTGATGAAATTATTGATATTATACAAAATGGAACTGCTAATGCTGATGCACTAACATTTCCAAATCCAACAGGAAACGTTCTACAAGGAAATGCAAAAGATCAACTAGTAGCAAACAGAGATTTTATTGCAACAGAACTTATTAGTTGGATTAATGCTAATTTGCCAAACTTGACATACGACGAAGCAAAATGCCAAAGAGATACAAAATTTATTGTTGATGCACTATGTCACGATATTATGTATGAAACAAATCTTGCAAGCATTATTAATGCAAAAGCATACTTTGAAGCAAGTGCAAGTGTTCTTCCATATGATCAAAGAGACGGAACTGCGGATGCACTACAACAACTTAGTGCAATTGTAAAACAGATTGTATTAGGTACATATTCTGGACAGAATACAAGTTCAGGAGATGCATCAAATATCGAAGCATACCGTGTAAAAGAATTAACTGAAATTGTAGTAGATGTTGTTAGAGCAAATACACTAACAATATTACCTACTGAAACAACACCTAATTTAGCTGGAGCAAGTGCGCAGACACAAGCTAGTGCAGCATTAATAACAGCAACTGGCGATAGTACAAGTGCTGATCTTGTACAGAGCGTTATTACATATATTAACACTAATCAAAATGGATTTAGTTATAATCAAACAAAGTGCCGTAGAGATGTTGGATACTTAATTGAATCAACTACACATGACTTATTATACACAGGCAATGTTAGTTCTTTAACAAGTGCAAGAAGTTATTTCTTAGACAGTGAAAGTCAAGTGTATGGTCAAGAAACACAAACAGCAGATGCACTAACTAGACTAAAAACTGTTGCATCTCAGTGTATCCAAGGTATTGCTGTTACACCAACAGCAGGCAATACTGAAACACAGAGTTTAGTAGGACCGTATGGTACAAGCACACAATCAACTACATCAAATACGTTGTTTAACATTACAATTGATGCAATTCAAGCAGGTAACTTGTTAAGTACACCAAATGACTTAGAGCCTGATACTAGTTGGGCTTCAATTGCAATGACAACTGAATTAGATAAATTAATACTTGCCAAAGCAACAGTGCAAACTGGTACAATTACATTTATTAATGACAACATACTAGGCTTTAAGTATAATGTAGCAGCATGTGAAAGAGATACAAAATATATTATCGATGCTGCACTTTACGATATGATGTATGGCGGTAACAAACAAACAAGACGTGCAGGGGAAGCATATTACACAGGAACAATCCTAAACGGCATTACAACAACAGGCGATAATGCAGATCAAGAAGGTGTTACTGAATTTACCTATAAACGTCTAGCAGATGTTATGGATAAGATTGGCAGAAATGTTACAGTCTCAACTAGTGACGGCGTAACAGTTGCACAAGTTTATAATGCAACAGCAGGTACAAGCGATGCAACTGTAAGTATAACTGCTAACGTAACAAAAATTGCAGAAGTAATTAGCCAAGGCATTTATCCTGTATTACCAAATGAAATTGATCACGATTATGCAGCAAATGCTGAAACAAGTGCAAATGCTAAAAGAGAGCTAGTACTTGATGCTACACAAGCAATTGAAGACGAAGCTATTAGATTACTTAACTTACAATACGGTGGAGTTGCCGAACTAGACTTGTTCCCCCAACTTGCATTTGTACAAGAAGGAACAATTGGTAGTATGCAAAATGTTTCAACTGTAAGTACGAGTGGACATGCATTTGAATACGTTGGCGCAGGTGTTACTTATAACGCACTTCCGTTCTTTGGTGGTAGTGCTATTGCAGAAAACGAAATTACAGAAACCGATAACGGTAGAGTATTTGCAGGTGGTACTGTTGACCAAATTGGTAACTTTAGAGTTGGTAACTTCTTTGGAGTTAACGCTCTTACAGGTGCTATTACACTAAACGCTGAAGAGATTAGTTTAAGTGGTATTGCTAGTATTGGACCGTTCAAACGCTTTGGTATTCCAGTTGGTGTTGAACTTAAAGAAGTTAGCAACAGTTCAGATCTAAGAGCAAGTACCGGACAGCCAGATCAAAATACTACACCAACACAGGTTGCGGTTGTAAACTATGTTGAAAATAGATATCTTAACAAACTAACAGGCGGTCTTGTATTAGGCGATGTACAAATCAATGCAGATCTAGCAGTAAACGGCGGTGACCTAACTACTACATCAACAACATTCAACTTGTTTGATGATAATGCTAATATTGTAAATGCATTTGGCGGTACAACACAGTTGACGATTGGCGCGGTTGGAATTGGTACTACAACAATTAAACACAACGTTGATATTGACTTAGATCTAAACGTTGATGGCGGGGATATTACAACTAATGTAACCGATACATTTAACTTGCTAAATGCAAATGCTAGAACAATAAACGCATTTGGCGCTGCAACAACTATTAATATGGGTGCAATATCAACTGATAGTGTGCTTACATTTAACAGTGAAATTATTATATTCAACAGTGTAGGAACGCTACAACTACCAGTTGGTACTACAGCACAACGTGGCGCAGATTCAACAGCAGCACAAGGGCAAGTTAGATATAACACAACTGATAGTGCATTTGAAGGATACGACGGTGCTAACTGGGGTACACTAGGCGGTGTTAGAGATGTTGACCAAGATACGTTTATTCGACCAGAACAAACACCTGGATCAGATGAAGACACATTAGAATTCTTTGCTGATGGTATTGAGCGCATGTCTCTAAACCCAACTACACTTAGAGTTGACGATACAATCTTAACTGTATTTGAAAATACAACTGAAAGTGTTGATTGGGAAACAGGTGCAATTAGAATACTTGGCGGCGTTGGCATTGCTAGAAACTTGCATGTTCAAGGATACATTAGTGGTGATAGTAATGACATATTACAACTTACCGAAAAAGCAACTGACGAAATTTACATTCCAGCAAATACTATTAGAACTAGAGATAGCTTTAAAATTATTGCAAATGAGTCTGATAGTGCTACTGATAATATTATTGATCCAATTACACTTGCACACCACAATGAGAGTGGTAATGCTGTAATTGGTGCAGGTATTGGTTTACCGTTTGAACAAGAAATTACAAACAATAACTATGTAACTGCTGGTAGAATTGATGTTGTAAGTACAGATGTTACAACTGGTGCAGAAGACTTTGACATGGTATTCACAACTAGAATAGCAGGCGCAAGTACAGAGAAGTTACGTTTAAGTGAAACCACAAGTACATTTACAACTAATGTACAAATTGATCAAGACTTATTTGTAACTGGTATACTTGATGCAGCAGGCTTTAGAGGTAGTATCTTTGCAGACGATAGTACCGAAATGCTTGATGCTGTTAACAACAGAATTATTGTTACAAACCTTGACGCAGGTACACTTACACTAATTAACGACCTTGAAGTACAATACGGCGGTACTGGTGCAAGCACATTTACTACAGATGGTATACTTTATGGTAATGCAGCAAACCCTGTACAAGTAACAGCAGCAGCAGGCGATGCTGATATAGCTGAAAGTTTCCAAATACTTAGTGCAACAAGTGGAGCAGACTCAACACCAGTCTGGACTGACACAATCGACGGTGGTAGCTTTTAATTAAGCTGCCACTTTTACTTCCTAGATAAATAACTTAGTAGCGTATTTTACGTTTTACGATGGGCGTCTTTTTAGACTTGACCCGTACCTATATAGGAGGCAGTTGCAAATGGCAACAAGAATTAGACACAAGCGAAGTGCGGTCGCTGGTAATCAACCTAGTGTGGCACAATTAGACTCAGGCGAATTAGCCATCAACACAGCAGACGGTAAGGTATACTTACTACGTGATGATAACACAGTCCAAGATATAACCAAAAGAATTTTTGAAAATAATACCGAAGTTAGAGTTGATGACTTAGCTGACTCAGCAAGTGCTGAAATTAGTATGACAGTCAACGGTGACGAAAAGATGACAGTCACAAACGCCGGCTTCAATATGAAAGACGATATTGATTTAGAAGATTTTGGTAAAATAACATTTCGCGAAAGTATTGCTTCGGGTGAAGACGGCATTGGTATACAAGCTCCGTTTAACCTTCCAAACAGTTATGATTTAACCCTGCCTCTGGTTAATGGTACTGTTGGACAAATTTTAAAAACAGACGGCTTTGGTAATTTAGCATTTAGTGATCCAGATATCTTTGGCGGTAACGTAATTTATGTTAGTGCTGAACAAGGTAACGATGCCAACGATGGACAAAGTGCTCCAGTTAAAACTATTAAACGTGCTTGTAAACTTGCTAGTGCTATTGTTTATAATCCAGATGGAACAGTAACAGGTATTAGAGTAAACATCAAAGTTGCTGTTGGCGACTATACAGAAGATAACCCACTTATTATTCCAGACAACGTTGTTGTTAAAGGCGACGGTTTGCGTGGGTGTATTGTACGTCCAGCTAATGCTAACTTGGATATGTTCCGTGTACGTAATGCTTGTTACTTTGGTGAATTTACTTTCCGTGACGGCGTTGATGATAACCAAGTTCCTCTTATTACTTGGGATTATGCTACAGTGTTTGACGATCCTAATGCTACTGATGTAACAGATAGAACCGAATACACAAATTTACCTGATACTAAACCTACTATTGTTACTTCGCCATATACACAGAACTGTTCGATTATTTCGTTCTTGGGTGGTAGTGGTGCTAAGATTGACGGTGCATTAGTTGAATCTCCAAACGTTCCTCGTTATAATATCGAAGCTGAGAATCCGGTTATTGGTGCTACACCTGAACAAGGTAAATCAATGGTTGCTAACGCATACACCATGCTTTCATTCGGTGGTACAGGCTGGCGACTACTCAACGATGCTTATGCACAGATCGTGTCTTGTTTCCAAATTTTCCTACTCAACGGTGTTTATACACAGTCAGGTGGTTATTGTTCCATTACTAACTCCGCTACAAACTTTGGATTGTATGCGTTGAGATCTAGTGGTTATTCACCAAAAGCATTTGAATTTGATAGAGCACACGTTGTATCAACTGGTGCAAGTGATGGTAAACAAACACTTACTATTGTTGGCATTAATCGTGATTCTCCAGTTGAAGAATTTGTTTTACGTTATAGAGAACCAGGATATCGTTTTGCACACGATTTACTACAAAATAAAATTACACAAATTGCTACAGATACCGATACTTGGATCCAAGGACAAATTGCAACAGCAAACTCAGGATCGTCAAGTATCTATGCTGGATTCACTTACAACGAAGAAAAGTGTCGTCGAGACACACGTTTATTAGTTGATGCTATTAGACACGATGCTGCATTAAACAGTAATGCAAGAACATTAACAGCAGCATTAACATATTTTAATGGTCGCTTTCCAGCCGATATATTTGCTGCACAAAAAGATCAGCACATTGATTCATTTGCTCAAGCAAAAACATTTACAGCCGGAATTGTACAAGACGCTACCTTTACAAACAGAACAAATGCACTTTGGGAAGAAGTTATTGAAATACTTGACAACGGTAGCTCAACAAGCGCACCAGGAGATGAGTTAGTAGATACACGAGTATTGCCAACAGCTATTAACACAGACAGCGGAAATGCTGTGGCGCAACTTATTGCAAACAAATTATTTTTACAAAAAGAAATTACAGCTTGGATTTCAAGTCAAGTTAACTCTAACACTGCTCCTTTCTTTACAGGATTTAATTATAATCAAGCAGCATGTGAAAATGATGTAAGTAAAATTGTTGACGCATTAACATATGATCTTTCAACTGGAGGCAATTTGGAATCTCTTGTTGCTGCACAACAATATTTTGTTGACGGTTCGAGTGTTTATGGAACTGGACAAAAATTAACTACACTTGCTGCATGGGAAAGACTAAAAACACTTGTAGAACAACTTATCAAAGAAGAAGCAGTAAGTATATCCACAGGCAACACTGAAACTCAAGATACATCAGGTACGCCTGCAACAGATACTGAAGCAAATTTTGCTAAAACACGTATTGGCGAAATTAT